CTGTTTAACAGTAAAAGCAGTTGCAGAGTTATCTGTTACAGCTACGTTTATATCTGTGCCATCTGCACTTATAGAGTCAAGAGCAATGTTTCCTACATTAGTTATGTTAGCGTCACCAAAAGACGTAGCTGCAAGTGTTGATTCCCCTGCTACTACTAATGTGCCACTTACGTCTGCATTACCATTTATGTCTATAGTAGTAGCGTTAATTTCAATTTCTGTATCTGATACTAAATCTAATACCCCATCTGCGGATTGGTGTATGTATGTTCCAACATCACCAAACTGTAATTGATTTGAACTGTTTAATCGAAGAGCACTAGGATGGTGCTGAAGACTAACTCCTGAACTTGTTCCAAAAGTTATAAATGCAGCGTCTGATAATAATTTTAAATCATTACCCAATACAGCATCTTTTGCTACAGACAAACCTCCATCAGTTTGCAACGAACCATCAGTTGTAGAAGTTGCATCTGTGGTATCGTCTGTTTTGAGAATACCACTAAATGTACCTGTACTTGACCCTGTTATTGCTCCTGTTACACCTAATGTACCTGCTACAGTAGCATTAACATCGACATCTAATGTATCAATATGAGCCGTACCGTCAAGATATAAATCTTTAAACTCATAAGAAGATGAACCCAAGTCTATGTCATTATCTGTTTGAGGAGCAATAGAACCATCAGCAAATATTACCTGTGCTGTACCCCCTGCAGTAAAAGCAATTTCGTCTGCTGCACTAAAAAATAATCCACAGTTAGTATCGCCAGTATTTGTAATAGAAGGATTAGAAGCTGAACCGTCTGGTATAGAAAGTATACCCCCAAGAGTAGTTGCACCTGTAACTCCTAGTGTACCTGCTACTGTAGCATTAACATCAACGTCTAGGGTATCTATATGTGCAGTTCCGTCTAAATATAAATCTTTAAATTCATATGATGCAGAACCTAAGTCTATGTCATTGTCTGTTTCGGGTGCTATAGACCCATCTGCAAATATGACTTGGGCTGTACCACCTGCAGTAAAAGCAATCTCATCTGATGCACTAAAAAATAGTCCTGCATTTGTATCCCCTGTGTTTGTTATTGAGGGTGCAGATGCAGACCCATCTGGTAACGACAGTATACCTGCAAGAGTAGTCGTACCTGTAACACCAAGAGTACCTGCGACTGTTGCATTAACATCTACATCTAAAGTATCTACATGTATAGTACCATCAAAGTATCCATCTTTAAATTCTAATGACGATGTACCTAAATCAATATCATTGTCCGTTGTAGGTTTTAATACTCCATCTGCTAAAACAATTTGTTCTGTACCTGCAATGTCAAAACGTATAGTATCTTCATCTGCAGACTCTTCTACTTGTATTTTAGTATCACCATCAGCGTCCTTCATTACGGTAATAGGACCACCTTCTGCTGCTGTACCATCGTGTGAGTGACCACTAGAGTTATTAAAAGCAGCTAGTAGTTGATCGTATTCATCGTTTAAAGATTTAGCCTTAACAACATTAGTTGCCTGTATGTCGGTTTCACTTTGTCGGGTATAACCTGCCATTATCTTACATCTCCTATTCCATAAGTAACTGTGTATCCTTGAATACTGTGACTTGCTTTTGTATCATTAGTAACATAACTAAATGAAATTGATTTACCTGAACCTGTAAAATTAGACCTTTCTACAGGTGATGGATTACCATCATATATATCGCCTGTTGTATCGTTTTCTGCCCCATACGTAGCTATGTTTGTACCAGTATTAAAAAATGCTGCAGGGTCTTCGTTTAGTACGGTTGAATCAGCAGGGTTTAAAACTTCAGTATTATCGTAATCATAAGTAACACCTACAGCAATAGATATAATACCTTCAGCTTTCATATAGGTAGATATACTATAATAATTTTTACGTACTTCTGGGTCTTGCATATACACAAAGGGTGTTTTATATATGCTTAGTATTTTACCTGTATCAAAAGAATTACCAGACTCTTGTGCATACACCTTACCAGAAGAGTCACCGTGTATTACTATTTCTTCCTGACCTAAATATCCACTTGCTGCACACACACATTCTAAACCATCTAATGTACCAAACTCAAAGCCGTAGCCATCACCAACTTGTCGTAGCCCACCTATTATACCTTCAGAGTTACTTGCTGAAAATAAATACCTAAACTGTGATTTCTTTTTTATTATAACAGAAGATAGAGTAGAAAGCACCTCATTTTTTAATAAACCATTAATTGTAGATTGTATATTTTTAGACAGTGTTTCTAAATTAACATCACCAATTTTATTTGTACCTGAAATTGGTCGTATACCATCTGGAGATAAAAATATTAAATCACCACCTATTTCTACAACACTATCTGTAGCAAGACAACCTAAGTTAGTTGTAACATTTTCAACTGCAAAAGTTTCACCTGTAGTACCTACTATTCTTTTTATGTTGTTTGTACCAAATACGTATAAGGCATTACGAAAGGGTTTAATTGCCACAACAGGAAAACCTACAGCTATAAATCCTGCACCTTCGTCTGGGTCAAAGTTATGTTCATTATCTGCTGCACTATAATATACTATATCATCTACTGCAGGGTCTCCTGCTAACCATACTCTTTTAGAGTGAATAGCAGAAAACTTAGAATCTGTTGGACAGGATGCATGTAGTATTTGTCTATAGTTTGTTCCATCGTAAATAGCAACAGGGTTTATTCCATCTGTTAAAACTACTTTAGGAGAACTGTTAAAATTAAATTCTGAAAATCTAACTTTACTAACACCTGTCATTGTTGGATCAGATGTTCTATAAAAACCTGTACCTGAACCAACTTCTATATTTCCTGTAACTGCACCACTAGAAGCTATTTGCGTTATTGTATTAAAATAATTTGTACTTGTTACTGTAGCATCTGCTGCAGGTCCAGTAACTACTTCTTCTAGTGCTATACCTAAATAGTCTGTTCCTGTAATTGTAAGTGTTATACCCGATACGTCACCACCTGCAGAAAATATAGTAACCTGTCTAGGTTGTTGTGCTGCAGAGGTAGTAAAGTTAACAGACCCTGAATCTGCTAATGCTCCATTAATAGTTAGGTTAGCTGCACCTGCATTTGTTTGTGCTGCACAGACACCGTTCCTATCATTTGCTACTACATTGCTTGTAACGGCTGTCCATCCTATAACTGCAGGAGCACCTGTTATATTTGTGCTTGTAGTAAAACCATCGTCTGATATATGTTTACCATTTGTAAATACTGTAGTTGGTATTCTACCAAAGTCAACAACTATTGTGTTAGAATTTTTAGATATTAATGTTCCTGTTACTGCTGTTGCTGTTGTAGCGTCATCTGCAGTGGTACGTTCTGTAAGAGTTTCACCTACTGTTAAGTTTGAGTCTGAATTAACCGTAAAACTATAGTAGTAATTCCAATGATGTAAATAATTATTTCCTGATGAGGGTGTTCTACATCCTAACACACCCTGATTTACTCCATTCGCTACACTTACACCTAAAACAGATCCACTACCTGTTATTGTTCCGTAGCTGTGTGCAAATCCATTTATCTTTCTGTATCCACCTTCAAGGTTAGGTTCATAGTTAACTAACTGTATAGCTGCACCTGTAAAGGTTTCTCCTAGTGTTAATACATCACTACCTGTATTTAATCCCCCCTTGCATATAGCTTTAAACGTGGATACTGTATCTGCCATTAGGTTGTTAAACTCACTGCGTTAGAAGAAAACTTTGACCTATTAATAACAGTAGACCTTACATTAATAATATCATCTAATAGTAACCTACGCATTACCTTTATTCCATCTTGAAACTTTTGATTGTGTATTTGAGCACTTTGTTCGTTAGATCTAAATCGCATCATGTATACCATAGCACCATCTACGACTATGTACCTAAATCTGTCAGGTATAATAGTTGTATCAGATTGTAAAGTTAAATCAGAAGGAAATTTATAGTATATATAATCTACTATGTATGCTGCGTCAGGTATAGGTGTAACACCAAATTTTTCTTCTGCTGTTTGATAGACTATACTTGGAGCACTGTATCCACTTGTACCTGCGTTATCGTCTAATGCCCTATATTTTTGTGTGTATTCTTCAAATGAAACAACAGGCAGTGACTTTGCGGTGTTTAACGCACTTGTTAATTGACTTACATAAAAAGTATCCCAATCAACACTTGCCATGTCTGTTGGAAAATCATATGTAGCTGTACCTGATGCTAATGTTTGTGATTGTGCAGTTTTAAGAAACGGAAACTGATGTCCATCCTGTAGTATTTCTCTTATTGAATTATTTATAGAATCTTTAGCAATAGCCTGTACATTTTTTGCCGTAGGAAAATTAGAAGCAGTAAGCTCTACTTCATTCATTCTACGTAGTAAATCATTTGTTAGTGCTAAGTATGTTGTAGACATGTTGTGTCCTTATATGTAAGTAAGAGGGCAAGTTTCCCTGCCCCCTTAAATAAGTTACGCTAGAGCGTCACGGTCAACTTCAGTTGGACCTGCATCGCCTTGGTCACTGATGTCCATTAATACAGCATAAACACGTAGTGTACCTGCTGTAAATGTTGCACCAGAACCTGCAAAAGTCAGGTCAAGTGTATCTGCAGTAGCAAGAACAATATCACCTGCAGGTGTAGCTGAAGGAGCATAAGCACCATCTGCTGCACCGTCAATATCAAACGCTGCAACCCACTCGTTGTCATCAACAGCAGTTCCTAAGGTTACTGTTGCATCTGTACCTGTATTTTGTGTAGCAGATAGTACAACTTGAACACCTGCATGTAAAATACGTGTATTTGCAGGAAGTGTAAGACACTGAACTATGTCACCTGATGAACAGTCAATAGCCTGTGCAGTAAGGTCAATAGTCTTCTGTATCATATATGGACTTCGCCCTCGTTGTGAGCTTCCATGAGCAGGTAGTAAAAGACTTGTAAGAGTAGCCATTTTTTAATCCTCCCCCTTATATGCTAGAAACATATAACGCTCTGGTCATAGACTCAGGACGTAATATTTTTCTGCCGTATAGATGCATACCACGAACAATATCAGCAAACGAATCAGGGTCTCTGTAAGTTTCTGTTTTATTGATTTGGTCTGCTGTCGCAACAGATGAACTGTGACCAGAACAGATTACACCAAAATGTGTTGAACCTGTGGCTGTAGCTCCTGTTGGACCATTACCTACTTGTGGTAGATTGCTTGACATGTAGACTTTAAAGCCATGAATGTTATTAAAGATTAAACCATTCTGTAGCCCAGAACCGCCAAAGTCAGCGTTAAGAAGTCGAGAGTCCTCGTCCTTCAATAGTTCTGCAAACACAGGGTCAATAATTAACCAACGTCCATTAGTGTCAACATGCTGTTGGTCCATCTTACGTGACATACGAGCAATAACACTCATAGGTGAAGCTTTAGCTGTTGTAGTATTCAGCGAATCGCCACCTGCACGTGGAACAACAACAATAGAATTACCACCTGTACCACCATTAAAGTCTGCAGCGTCTACCTGCATACTTGCTAATAGTTCGTTAGTTGCAGCAGTTGATACCGCCACAGAACCATTTACAGTTGCGTTAACTGTGTCTGGTGTACCGTGTAATGCTGATTGTTTAAAACCACACATGTAGCCTAATACATCTTGGTCAAACTGGTCTGACAATCTGTAAGCTGCACGGTCACTTGCTAAACTTTGAAAGTTTACATGTGAGTGAGCTTCTTCAATGTCGTCCACTTTGAACGCAAAGTAGTTAGCTTTGTCTATGGTTAAAGAAAACTCTTCATCGTCTAGGTCGTCTGCGACAATGGTTGTTCCCCTTGTGTAAGCTTTTACACTTACTTCTGGTTCTTTGATGATTTTTACAGAGTCACCCATTTGAGCAATCTCTCCAAAATAGTCACCGTTGGTTACAGCAGAAACAATAGATGATTTGCGGAATGCAAGTTGCACCTGTTTGCTGTATATAATAGGACTGAAATTACCGTTAGGTAGGTTTCCATATCCTGCAGCACTTGAAAAAGCCATTTAATTTCTCCTTTTAGCTTTCTACAGATACAAACTACAATTTACTTTAGTGGCTAATTCTTATAAGGTGCAAATAAAATTCGTATGCCTACGTAAATTAAATGGGCTAAAAGATATTAGGTTGTACTTAAACTCATTGATGTTTGTGAATTTGTAAGGTGTAAGTTGTCCAGTTGGGGTTACACCTCACATACAGATATATATAGTTATATCTATAAAACTTTATTTGTCAACACTTTTTTAACGAGCATTGCCAGATATATCATAAATAAACTTACCACTACGAATTGCTTCCATAATATTGTCAGCTTCTTTTTCATATTGGTGTTCTGTCATTTTGTTTACTTGTGATTCCCTTAAATATGATTTGCTTTCATCTGACTGCGGTGTATTCCTACCACTCTTAGTATTTACAGATTTAGCTGCATCATTATTATTTGTTTTATTCTTACTTGTAATACCCATATCAGCTTTGTAAAGGTCTATTGCTCTTGCTGCTGAACGAGCATCATTATCATTTTCGTATAGAGCGTCCTGTACCCACTTGGGTTGTTCGTCTGCCCATTCGTGAAAACTATCTTCATCTTTTATCTCATTAAAGTCTGGATGAAACTTTAATAAAGCTGATTCTGCTTTTTCACGTGTAACATTTGACTGCATCTCGTCAAGTGTTTTCATTCGTTCTTCTAATGCAGATGATTGTTCTCTTGCTTTCTTTATAGCAATGGTCTCAACAATCGCAGCTACATCAGGGTATTGACTAACCCATGCGTCTATGTCTTCTTCCGACTTAGGAAGTTTAATTTCTTTTTGAGTAGCGTCAGTAAGCTGTCTTTTAAGTTCGTTAATTTGGTTTTGAACATCTTTATCTTTTTCTTGCATGTGTCTACGCAAGTCACCATAGCGTTTCTTAAAAGTTTTCTCTTCCCCTGTAACTTCAGGTTCAGCTTCCTGAGAGGGTTCAGTAGACTCTCCTTTATTTTCAGCAATAAGTTTTTCAAGTTCTTTTTCCCCTTGCTCTATTTTTTCTTCATATGCAGTTTTCTTATGCATAAATGCTTTTTTAGGTACGTCTACTTTCTTTACTATTTGTTTTACTTCTTCTACTTGTTCATTCATTTAGTTTTCTCCTCTGTGGGGCAACTGTAGTCCATTCGGGATGGGGAGTTGGTCGCCAATGGGGTGTTGTGTTATGGGTAATCTTTCTTCATTAAACCGCCTT